TGGGATAGATGTGTAAACATTCTTCATGAAAAAGGTTTCAAAATATTAATGGTTGGAGGACCAAACGATCCATATCAATCATGCATGAAAAAAGAAACAATAGAGAAGACAATTAACAAAATAGGTTCATGGTCGATTCTGGAATCGTTGGCTTTTACAATTTACGAAGCAGATTTGGTTTTGGCTTGTGATAGTTGGAGCGCCATATGGGGACCAGCCGCAAAAGTAAAAACATTCACCTCTTGGGGATACAGAATGGAAAATAATATCGACTTTTGGGTTACAGGTTTCTTAGGCAACAAAGAACATTATGAATTTGGATGGAGTTCACAAAAAGAATATTGCGATGCCTACCTTGCTGGTCGTATAAGCGATTATCTCAGAGAGGAAAAATAATGGCAAAGTATGATTTTCTCATAGTTGGATCTGGTTTTTTCGGTTCTACCTTTGCCCGCAAGGCAACAGATGCAGGAAAAAAATGCCTTGTCATAGACAAAAATAACCACATTGCTGGAGCAACTTATGACAAAAGATGGCAGAACGGAATATTGGTTAGCGAATATGGAGCGCATATATTCCACACTCAAAGTGAAGAAGTTTGGGAATTCATCAATAAATTCACAAAAATAATTCCTTACATCAACAAACCCAAGGCTTTGTCTCAAGGCAAAGTTTTCTCTTTCCCAATCAACATGATGACACTTCACCAATTGTGGGGAGTTGTCACACCAGAAGATGCTCAAAGAAAACTGCAAGAAGTAAGAATTCCTTGCGATAATCCAAGAAACTTTGAAGAATGGGCTTTGGACAGGGTTGGTCGTGAAATTTATGATTTATTTTTCTATCACTACACAAAAAAGCAATGGCTAAAGGAACCATCCGAACTACCTGCCTCCATCATTCAAAGACTTCCAATAAGACTAACTTACGAAGAAAATTATTTTACAACAAAATATCAAGGAATGCCAAAAGAAGGATATTCCCAAACAATTAGAAAAATGCTTGATGGAATCGATATCAATCTTGGAGTTGACTTTTTCACCATGAGAAACAAATGGAGAGATTACGCCAATCATCTTGTTTACACAGGACCAATAGATAAATTTTACGATTATGAGTACGGATTCTTGGAATACAACACTTTAACTTTTGAACACAAGACATTCTATGGCGACTACCAAGGAACGGCAGTTTTCAACCATGTAGATGGATCAAAACCATACATCAGAAGCATTGAACACAAGCATTTCCACAATGAAACGCCAAAACATTATGAAACAAAAAATCAAGAAAAAGAAGAAACAGTTGTGAGTTTTGACATACCAATATCATTCAAAGACCATCCTGAACCTTACTACCCAATAAGGGATGAAAAGAACAGTTTCATTTACAACAAATATGCTAATCTGAAAATAAATCACAACGATGTTACATTTGGAGGTAGACTAGGAGAATACAAGTATTTGGACATAGATCAGACTATAGGTTCAGCATTGTCAAAGTGGAAGACATTTATGAATCAGGGGGCTTAATCAACACGATTGGCCCCCTTGTCTCAACCTAAGTTTGTTGCATAAACTTTGGAATTTCCCTTGAACGCTGCCATAAAGCATCCCGCTCCTGTATTGGGTCTTTCTTTTACTTCAAAATGATCTGGTATCCATACAGACATCCTGAACATTTATAATTGAAATAAATTGAGGTAGTACGGAAGAGACACCATATTTATGTTCCGCTATGTAAAGAAAAAACAAATAAATCCAATTACATTGAAGGAACACTTCATTCGTCGCAATAAAGTTCTAATTAAAAGAAAATACGGAGGATATGGTGACATCGTCATGCAAAGGATGATGTTTGAAGATTTTAGTACAACATTTTCAGAAATTGATTTACATTATTGCTGTCCTCAAAAATACTTACAACTGGCATCAGATCAACCTTTTGCAAAAACAATCCCAATTGAAAAAATAAAAGAACGAGAATATGGAATCATATATGACATCAGTACTGCATGCAGAGTACACGAAAGCATGCACTTAGGATCAAATACTCTACACAGAAGCGATATATGGGCAAGACATTGTGGAGTAAAACTGAACAATCACAAATGTCACCTTCAAGCAAAAAATATTGAAATCTATAAAGAAGCACTCAATTCAATTAACGATAAAAAACTCCCAACTGTATTATTCGTCACCAAATCAACAACTTGTGAATTCGGACAAGCAAAAAGCCTTACAGATCAACAAATTTACGAAACATGTAAGCTTCTACAAGAAGAAGGATATTTTGTTTTTACAATTCATGATTCATCAATCGAAATATTCCAAATGATGAATATACCACAATTTATAAACATCGAATTAGAGTCTTGGGTAGGTCTTGTTGAAGCAGCAGAATATGTAATTTCAATCGACACAGGAACATTCCACATAGCAGGAGCATTGAAAAAACCTCTAGTTGGTATTTTCTCTTTCACAAATGGAAAAGTTTACGGCAAATACTTTGATTTTGAACTTGTCCAAAAACACAAAGACAATGGCGACTGGGAATGCGGACCATGCTTCATGTTTATACAATGCCCAAAATCAAAGCAAAATGTCAAACCATGCATGACTGAATTAACAAGCCAACAAATCATGCAATCATTCAAAAAAGTTGTTGAAAAAACCAAAAAACTGGAATTCACGAATCATAAAACTTAAAATTAAAAAAAGATGGATTATTTGATGAATTTGAATCAAGACATACAAAGCTTATTGCATTCTCATCTTCTTCCTTTTATGGCAGATGAATCTCTTTCTCATCGTGCTGTCGGAGATATGATTGAACACCTTTCATCAAAAATAATCTCAAATCAATATCAGGCCCAATTCACCAAATCAAAAAGTAAAAAATCAGTAGACGACTTTTCCATCTCTGTTGATAAAATCAAACACTTATTCGACATAAAGTCGCATCACATCAACGAATCAGGCTTTTCTATGCCTAATTTAATTTCAGTCAAAAGACTGATAAAATTACTCAAGGATGAAGAACTAACATTAAATTACATATTTATCGATTACAAAAGAAAAGAAGGAAAAGTAGAAATAGCAGAAATTAAAATTATTCCAATTTGGGAATTAGACTGGAATTGCCTAAGCATCGGTGCCTTAGGTTATGGGCAAATTCAAATATCAAATAAAAACAAGCCAATCATAACAACACAAATTGGAAGAAATGAATGGAAAAACATCTTGAAAAAACAAGTAATTAATTTCTACTGCAAACAAATTGTTAAATACGAAAAACAAATGAAAATATGGTCTTGTTAGTCAACGAATTCCACTTCGACTCCCGCTTCCCTAAAAAGAACCAAAGAAAGCTCTATATGATCCTTCCATCTTGGATTGTCGCTATTTGGAGAAACTACCTTCTTGATTCCAGATTGAATTATCATCGAAGCACAAACTGAACATGGCATCATTGGATAAGTATATATTGTGCATCCCTTGACTGATCCCCTTGCGAAAAGAAGAGCATTCCTCTCAGCATGAACGATAATGGAATATTTCAAATCACGGTTGTTGAGCCTTTCTTCGGTGTCCTGTATGCCTCTTGGAAAGCCATTGTAACCAGTTGAAACAACTCTTCTATCATCATCGACAATTACCGCTCCAACCTTGGTGCTTGGGTCTTTAGATGCTGTCGAAATGTATTCGGCTAGACCCAAAAACCACTTATTCCATTTTATCGACATCTTTTACCTTACCAGTCCTTCCCTTTTTTTTTACTTTAATCTTCTTCTGATCTCTCATGTCCATGACAAAATGATAAGCATCATGATCTGGTCCAAAATAGTCTTTGTTTATTTTAGTGGCAACAAAATCAAGAGACTTCAAGAATTTATGACAAACAAGGTTTTGATCACTTACAATCAAAATAATTTGATTTTTTGGACCTTCAGTTGATGCTCTTATTTTATTTTTAACATATTCAATCATTTTCCTGCCATTTCCACATTTTTGATGTTTTGGATCAACGGCAATGCTGAGTATGTTGTATGACTTGGATGTGCATTGAAAAATCATATAACCTATGACTTTTTCATCAAGAATCTGCACAACTCCAAATGCATTTTTCTTTCTAAGACAAATTTCAAAATCTTGCATATCCCAAGGATGGGGAAATGTCTGTTCTTCAATCTCTACTATTTGTTCTAAGTCACTTTGACGAAGCCAGCGTATAGTGGATTCAGACATTTTTAACCCCTTCCATGGTTGTCAGTTGCGTATGAAAGATTGTGACAAAAATGGAAATAATTGTCAATTTGATTTAAGATATTCCTCAAAAGAAACACTTTTGTTTTCTTCTGGTGTTTCATAAATGTCACGATTCAAAACCTTCATTTCGGCTCTGATTGTATGACCTCTGTTCTGGGCATTTTCATGATTCTTGCTCCAAGCAGCAAGATGTGCCCTCAAATGACCAACAGCTTCTTTGCGCTCGACAACATTTTTTTTGGCAGCAACAACATCAACATGACTGTTGGAATAAGCCTTGGCATAATTGTCTGAATTGCCGGTGTCCTTAGATTCCATGAATTTGGAACTATAAACTGACTCGGCATCAATCTCAGCCAAAAGCACTTCTTTCTGTGCATACTCAAGCTGTTTGCCTAAATAATCTATCCACCCGTATTCCTTGCTCATGTATTCAGGCAAATTATTTTCATTATACTTCATGTTTTCAGGGTCAAGAACAATTCTTCGACCCTGAACAACAACCGACACCTTTTCAATAGGTGCTTCATTAGCCATTTTTACCCCTCGTATTGCTGACCGTTAACTGTCAACATTCCCTTGTTTGGATGCATCATTCTTATAAACTGAATTGCTTCTTCTGGAGAAGAAGCCTCAATTTCTTCTACGAAAACCTGAGTAGGATGATTGACATACTCATTGAGAATATTCTCGAAAACCTTGAACTTTGCCATTTTAAGCCTCGTATGTGTCGTTTTCTGGATTGAAACCTTTCTTGCTGCGCTGCTTTTTTCCACCGGATGAAGCATCGCCCACATTGTCCATAGTAACTTCTTCCGCTTTCTTCTCTTGTACTAAGTTCATGCGCTCACGATATGTATCCTTGCTAATTTCAAACATGTCCAATGTACCAATCTTATAATCAAATCCAATCTTAAAGCTAAATCTTGATCGACCATTTCTGTGCTTAATGACAAAAATTCTTCCAACCTCAGCATCTTTTTCAAGAACTTGCTGGTTAATTGACCAAAAAGCATCCAATGGCTTGAACTGGTCAAAGCTTGTGCCGATATTGGATTCGTCAATATATTGCCCAATTTCCAACTTTGCCGCAGTCTGATTTGGCTGCACACATGTAAATGTTACATGTCCTTTTTCAACACCAAATCCCCTTAGATCACGAAGAATACGATATGCAGATTCATATTTCTTGACGGAAGGATCATCTTTCATTTCGCCAACATAGTCAACAATAAGCACATTTGGCTTCCATCCACGAAGCTCTAATTGTGCCATATATGCTCTGATGCCATTGACATCAAGTTGGCCACCGGGAAATTGTTTGACATGCAAAAGGTTAGGATCAACTTTGTCTTTCTTGAATTCTTCTATCGTCTCTTTGATTTCTTCTTTCATCTGCCTAAGGTTATTGATGTCCTTTTTCGCAAATTGACTTGTAAAACGCTGAACAATACCAAGTTCATCCATTTCCAATGTAATGTAAAGAACCTTGTGTCCCAAAAGAACATTTTCAACAGCAGCCTTTACAAGAGCAAGAGACTTTCCAGTACCGGGCAAACCAATCCAACTTGCTATCTGACCAATAAATAAACCACCTCCAGTCAGAGCATTATCAATAGATGGAAATCCTGATGTAAACCTCTCTTTGCCTACGAACACATCTTCCATTCTTTTGAACATCTCTTCGATGTTCATGAAGTATTCAAGACCGGGCTCATAACTTCTATCAATGAGCATGGCTTGGCGCATTTTTTCGTATACAAAACCCCAAGTCTTCTCGTCTTCTGGTGCCTCTTGCATCTTTTCCAAAGAAGCATGAAATGCCAGCTTTACTGCTTGAACCTTAGCAAAGTAAGTCACCTTATCAATAAGGTATTCACGACTGTCTAAACCGGAAGTGTAGTAATCATAAATACTTTTCAATTCAGCCGCATAATGAAGCTGAATTGTTCTGTCTCTATCCTTCAAAGAATTATTCAACTCCTGCTGAATAATCCACTCGCTAGGACGGACCTTTTCCTTGGTAAAATGTTGAATCAGTATCTTGCAGATCAGAGTATGAGCTTCATTGCTAAAATACTCTGGCTTCACTTTGTCCATGGCTTGAACAAGCATGTATTCGTCAGTTAAAAGCATCGCAAGCAATTTGCGCTGAAATGTATCATCCCACGCAAACTTAGGCTTGATCACCTCTGGATCAGTCATCGACTCAAGTTGAGCTTGTTCTTCTGGTGTAAGTTCACGCATTCCAAGACCTCATATGCAATGATGCCACTATTTTACCATAAACAATGGCAAACAAGATAGGCTTTTTTTCAATTTATTTTTTTGTGGGAGAGGAAAAAATTCAAAAAAATGAGCGGCACACCATAATTCTCAACCGATTTGGATTATTATCGATTATAGTTACAAAATATAAATTGTCGATTAGATGGCAAACTATACCGCTCAAAATATTATATTGATATCAATGCAAAAATTCAAACTCGCTCAAAGAAACCATACCACTACGAATTGATTTTTCCCTAGTGATCTTCTTGCCCATCGATTTCTGGCCATTCCATACGATGGCCTTGCAATAAGTCACAAACTTGCTGTCCATTTTCAAAGGCGCATTCTTGTTTGGCCTATTTTCCTTCGGCACAAAATTACGAATAATCTTTTCAAGAAGATTCTCTTGGAAAGCACCATACTTTTGCCTATTGGCACCATGCCTAGTCCTATTTTCCCAAAGATTCTCCAGTTCCAATAAAACCTTCAAAATTAATTTGTCCTCGACGAACTTCTTAGCAA